GCGGTCAGGTTGCGGATGAGCTCCTTGGGCTTGGGCGTCGTGGTCCACAACACCTGCGGCCGCTCGCCCAGACGCATGCCCATCATCATCATGTCCCACGTGTCTTCGTCGTACTGCCACGCGGCCAGCTCATCACACCACGCCCGTGTATGCTGTGGGCCCCGCAACCTCTCAGGCTTCTCTGCCGTGAAGCCGCGTATCGTGCAGATGTTGCCAGCCGCGTTGTACATCTTCACAACGAGATCCGACTTATTGTAATCTGCAAGTAGGGCGTTGGGCAGTACGTTGAGTATGCCGCTTTCGCCCTCGAAGCAGGTAAACTTAACGTCCTGATACGTTGGCGCGATGACGCAGCTATCGAAACCGCTTTCGTCCTCGAACACGGCACGCGTCAACCACTCTGCGCCGACGCGCGTCTTGCCGAAGCCGCGACCGGCGAGGACGCCCAGCTCCGTCCAGTCGGTGCGTGGCACGAACTGATTGGCGCGCGCAGTCCTGCGCCAGCGCAGTTGCCAGTCGAGGTGCACGCGCTGCATGGGCGTGAGGTCGTCAAGCGTCATGCGACTGAACGTGTCGGTGATGTCGTGCATGGGAGGCATCAGGCCGCCGCGTCAGTCTCGTCAGCGCCCGGCTGTTGTGCGACAACGCTCGACAGTAATTTGGTCAGTGCGATGTTGTCCGCGTTTGCGTCGATCTTGAGGGTCTCGCCCTCCTTGTTGCCGATGCTTACGTCTTGCTTCGTGCCGTACTTCTTTGGGCTCCAGCATGCGAGCAGCTTAAGACGCGTGTCGATGCGCAACTTGCTGAGTTGCACGTGTTCGCTAATGGCGCGCGTGCCGTCGGCTATGTCGAGGATGTCTTCGGCCAGCGCCTCGAAGCCCAAATCTCGCGCGCACGCGACCCGTGCAGCGAACTCTTCGTCTGCTCGCATCCAATCATACACAACGCGCCAGCCCGGCATGTCATCCTGCCTGCAAAGCACGCGCAGCGCGATGCCGTTCGACAGGCCGTCGATGATACGCTCCTCAACCTCGGGGGTACGTTTCGATTGGCGCTTGGCCATAAGTCTGCATGCTCCGCTCTATTAGGCAGTACTACCAGTAAGGCCCCAACATACGCATCACAACAAACCTTGGCAAGGGGTGCCGAACACAACACGCCCAGACGCCAAGCGAAGCCCACCAGACCGCGCCAGAGACTGGACGGCCCTCACGACCATCTGCCTGCGCGTATCGCGCCCAGTGCCCGCCGCAAGCTTGCCTATGGCATGCTTAACCAGATCCGCGACCGTCGCGCTGTCGGCAACAACAGCCAGATCCTCGGCCGCACGCAATACGGCACCCTCGACGCGACCAACACGCGGCGGTGCCTTGACCTTCGCCGCCTTGACCGGCCTCGCGAGACGCTGGGCCTCCGTCTTCCACGCGTCCCGCATGTTCGTGCTGAACTGAAAGCGGTGCGCCTCACAACACCGCGTCAGGTGCGGCGAGGACATCCACTGGTGCACTTCCTTCGTCGTGATGAAATACTCCTCGCAGGTCTCGATGGCACAGCGCGCCTCCAAATCCACGAACAGCTTGAACTTACCGCGATGCTTGAACGGCCGAACGCCGATCACCTCGAAGTACTGCTCGATGTCAGGCAGGCAGAACTTATCCCCGACGGCCCACCGCACAGCCTTGTGCCCCTCGATGAAAGCACCGACCTCGTCTGCGTTACTCCACATATCAAATCTCCAATCTGCTCGGGCTGTATATTTTTATAAAAGCAAATGCAACACCCTTTCACATCTTACTGTACTTGCACCGCACCATTAGCATCAGCAACTTGAACTACAAGTTAAGTGCTGATGTACTGATGCGTGTTGCAGAGTGCACCGCGCAGCACGACGCAACGTGATGCGCAAATGGTGTAAATGGTGCAGATAAAAATAATTTGCAAAATAATGCAAATAGGTGTTGACCTACCTTCAAACCCACAGTATGAGGGTACATCAGTAACGAAGAAACGGAGTACACAACATGACAAATATCGAAGCTAAAGCAGAAATCGCCCGTCTCGCATCAGTGCCAGTCGCGCCAGATTATTTTGTAGCTACTGACGGCGAGCTTTGCGCAGGACCAGTTAACGGTTGGGTATCACCTTATAGTTCAGAAGCCGCTTGTGCGACGGAAGCAGAAGCCGAGCGTCGCGCAGCTCGTCAAGGTGGTTGCGTAGTTACACGCCGCTCACCAGCCGAAGGTCGCGCTACTCGCCTCGCCCGTCTTGAGGCGATTGCCGCAGCTTAACCCAACCGGGGGCTTCGGCCCCCACCCTATCAGCAACACAGGAGTACATCACATGACCATCATCACACAAGCAATCGAGACGAAGTACCTCAAGGCCACCAACGTGCGCGGATCGCGCATCAAGGCCACCGCACTGGCTGGCAGCCTGACCGTCGGCTACGACTACGCCCTCGACAGCGACGCCAACCACGCGGCCGCAGCGCAGGCGCTCATCGCACGCCTCGGCTGGACTGGCACATTCGCTCAGGGCGGCAACGCTGCGGGCACTGGGTACGTCTTTGTCAACATCGAAGGAGCGCTGGCATGACAGCCTTTCACGCCGCAACGACCATCTTCTTCTTGGTCGTCCTGCCCGCCATCATCACCATCGCAATCATCAAGACATTCAAGGGAGAATAACATGACCGACTTCCACGTACAGGACCACGGCAGCATCATCATCCTTCTGCCACAGACGACTGTGGCCAAGGACTGGGCCGACGAGCACTTCCCCGAGGACGCCCAGAACTGGGCCAACGGCACCGTCATCGAGCGCTGCTACTTCAAACCGGTCTACGCGGGCATCATCCGCGACGGCCTGACCATCAGCTAAGGAGCAAGACACATGACGAAGATCCACTCGAAGGCATACGGCGGCAGCGTCACGACGCAGGTTCACCTGCGTGAGCTGTGGGCACTACTCGGTGCCAGCACCCAGCAAGAGGCCCGCAGGGCGCTTCAGCAACTGCTCAAAAATAGCTATTGCAATGCCTGATTGCATCCTTTAAGGGTACCTCATCAGCAACAAGGAGCACACGACATGATACGACCAATCATCAACAACAACGGCACCAACGCCCTCGACCTTATCGACGCCCGCCGCAACGCGATGGCCCTGATCAACGAGGTTATCGACGCGCTCAAGCAGGTGACGCCCAACGGCCGCGACTACCTCGGTGATCGCGACCGGCTCATCGCCGACCGTAACCTCCACTTCGACCGACTGGCAGCACTGCACGCACTGCGCGAGGAGCTACTCGACGAGGCACTGCACATCCAACAGCAAGAGAAGGTGGGAGCATGACAAAGACACACTGCGTACATGGGCATGAGTACACGCCAGAGAACACCCGCGTCAACAATCGAGGCCAGATTTACTGCCGGATATGTTCGTGCATTAGAGCGCAACGGTACAAGGCCAAGAACCCCGACGTCGTTAAGGCCCACCGCGCAAAGTACCATCCGGTATGGCAGGAAAAGAACAGGCCCAAGATGCGCGCGAAGTCACGCGCCGCTGGCAGCACGTCTGCTGTGCATTACAACGACGGCGTGGAGGCCGAGCGCGCCGCGACTGTGGCGTGGCTGCGCAAGAGCGCCAAACTTAACCCGCACATGCCCGAAGCGCAGGCGTTGGTTATCCTCTTTTCCAACGCCATCGAGGACGGCAAACATCACGGAGAACCAAAATGACACCCAAGCAACTGGAACTGAACAGCCTGCTACTGCAATACGAGATGCAGGTATTGGCACTATACGAGCTGCAACGCACCGACCCTAGCGCGGATGACTACATCGACGACGTGGAGCTGGATAAGTCCATCGCGAAGCGTCGTGCGGACATGGAGCGCCTACGCGGCGCGATCCTCGAGTACGCGGCATGACCGCCATCACCGAGGACACACCCGCAGGCGGCCCAGAGGAGCTTCAGTGGAAGATCGACCGGCTGATCGAGCAGGTCGAGCGGCACGCCGCCGAGCTGGAGCGCGAGCGCCACGCCCACAGGGAGACACAGAAGAGCCTGAGCAAGGCGCTTGAGAAATCACTCAACCTAACATCGCGCCTGACCGTTGGCGTCCTGCGCAAGGCAGGCTTCACGGTCGAGATCGAGCTGCCGGACGTCTGCGACGCCTGCGGCGAAGAATTTTAAGGAGAAGACCAATGACCGTACCACAATTAGAGAAACGCGTACTTGATTACCTGACCACCAAAGGCGCAGCCACTAAGTTCGAGATAAAAGCAGCCATCGGCTGCAGCAAATCGGGCGTGCAGCTCGCCGTTAAGAAGCTCGTCGCCAGTGGGCGCGTCGAGACCACGCCACGCTTGCGCAAGCACAACTCAGCCCGCAGCCACGCCGTCTACTCGGTCGTTGTCGCGAAGCCCATAGCGCCTGTGTTCAAGCAGCCAGCAGTCGAGAGCGTGAACGTCTTCGAGCACCCCGAGATCTACAACCGCTTGCGCGAGTTGGAAGAACACACGCGGCGCTTGGACAAGATCGTCACCAATCTCAGGGAAGACCTGACCGACGCCACCGCCGGGCTGAAGAACGAGCTGGGCGCGCTGGCTAAGGAGCACACCGTAAACAACACCCGCCTGAACAAGGCGGTGAAGTACATCAACGATCTCGACCTCAATCGCATCCGCATCGACGGCGTCATACAAGAGGATCGCTGGCGCATGGACGATATTGCCGAGCGCCTGCGCGCACTGGAGCCGCAGCCCGCAGTCGATCCGCTGTACACCGAGATCGAGCGGGACATCACGGATAAGCTTGGCGGTCAGATCAGCCCCGAGCTGCTGCGCGCCACCATCGACAACGCGTACGCCGAACGGAAAAAATAGTTGTTGCACATACCCTCAAACTCCTCTAGTGCGAGGGTATCAGCAACAAGGAGTACACGACATGATTAACTGGACTAAAGAC